GCACCTCGGGTTGAGCAAGCGCCGTTCCAGATTTTTCGCCTGTCCCAGGTTGGGCGGGTTTGTTCAGCCCAGGAGGCTGTTGCATGGTGAAGCCATCGGATTTAGACGCGGCCGGCAGTCGGTTGTGGGATCAGATCACGGAGAAGTATCAGCTTCGGTCTGATGAGGCGCGTGTTTTGGAGGATGCGTGTCGTGAGGCTGATCTGATTGATGTGTTGACGGCTGGTATGCGGAATGCGGATCTGTTGGTGAAGGGTTCGATGGGTCAGCAGGTCATTAATCCGATGGTGTCTGAGTTGCGGCAGCATCGTGCGACGTTGGCGTCGTTGTTGGGGAAGTTGAATTTGCCGGATGATGCCGGTTCGGGTGCGAAGCCGCGGTCGGTGTCGGCGCGTAAGGCTGCGGCTGCTCGGTGGGGGAGTGCCGGAGCCTGATGGCTGTCGCCAGGTCGGCGGCGTCTGCTCGGGAGCATGGCGACTATCGCCACATCATTGACTGGTATCGGCGGGAGTTGCCGAGTGTTGCGCCTCCGACGTGGTCTCGGTGGGAGCCGATTCGGATTGGGCCGACGTGGGATTGGAATCGGGAGCGCGGCTGGTTGTTGCCGGAGCATTCGATGGGGTGGGAAGTGCTGGGGTGGTGTGGGGAGTGGTTGCGTAATTCTCGTGGGGGGCCGTGGGAGTTCACTGCGGAGCAGGCTCGGTTCATTTTGTGGTTTCATGCGATAGACGGCGATGGCCGGCTGTTGTATCGGACGGCTGTGTTGCAGCGGATGAAGGGCTGGGGTAAAGATCCGCTGGCGGCGACGTTGTTGATGGCTCATGCGTTTGCGCCGACTGCGTTTGATGGGTGGGAGTCCGGTGAGCCGGTGGGGCGTGAGAATGAGTCGGCGTGGGCTCAGATCACGGCGGTGTCGAAAGAGCAGACGGCGAACACGATGAAGTTGTTTCCGTCGCTGATTTCGCAGGATTGTCGGGACCGCTACAAGATTCAGATCGGCCGCGAGAATGTGTGGGGTTGTGGGGATACCCGGCAGATTCAGGCCACCTCAAGTAACCCGTTGAGCCTTGAGGGTAATCGGGTTGATTTCGCGATTCGTAATGAGCCGCAGAACTGGAATTCGTCGAATCAGGGCCACGATTTGGCTGGGGTCATTGACGGTAACTCAACGAAGATCCCTGACGGTATCGGCCGGGTGTTGGACATTGAGAATGCTTTTCGGCCTGGGGAAGACAGTGTTGCGGAGCGGGTGCGGGATGCGTGGGAGGCGACGCAGGCCACGGAGCATCGTGGGGCTAAGGCGTTGTCGTTCGGCATGCTGTACGACTCGTTGGAGGCGCACGCTGAGGCTCCGTTGACGGCTGATGCGGCCCCAGAAGTTTTGGAAACCATTCGCGGGGATTCGGTGTGGCTGGACATTCCGTCCATCACTCAGTCGATTTTGAACGGCTCTAATACTCCGTCTGAGTCGCGCCGGAAGTGGTACAACCAGATCACTGCGTCGGCGGATTCGTGGATTTCGCCGCAGGAGTGGGATGCATGTTTCCGCGACGAGGAGCCGCAGGACGGCGACAAGATCGTCGCGTTCTTCGACGGTTCTAAGTCCGATGACCACACCGCGTTGATCGGCTGCCGCATCTCGGACGGGTTCATTTTCCCGGTCGGCATTTGGCTGCCCGATAAGCACACCAATCTGGTGGATCGGGAGCGAGTCGACTTCGATGTCCGCGACATGTTCGCCCGTTTCGACGTGATCGGGTTGTGGGCGGACGTGTACGGGGCCAAGGACGACGAAACCGGTGCCGGATATTGGGAGTCGTACGCGGATGGGTGGGCTCGCGAGTTTCGCCGCCCGTTATCGCGTCTGCCGGCGGTGAAGACCGGGGCGCAGATGCATTTGGTGAATTGGGACATGCGTGACAGCAACGGCCCGCACCAAAAAGCGTTCACGGAAGCGGTCGGCAGGTTCCTGACCGATGTCACCGACCAAACGTTGTTCCATAACACCCCGGCGAACGCCGCCCAAGGCGGCTTGGGTGTGTTGTTGCGCCAGCATGTGTTGAATGCGCGACGCCGACCTAACCGGTTCGGTATCACCATCGGCAAGGAGCACCGCGAGTCTCGCAAGAAAGTCGATGCGGCGGTGTGCGCGGTCGGTGCCCGCATGATGTGGACTTTTTATCGACAGCAGAACCCCAAGGGCCGTCAGCCCGGAGCGGGTCGCGTCATTACCTACAAGTGAAGGGGGTTCGGTGACCTCACCTTTGATGACCCCGATTGACCCGTCGAACTTCGCGGTCCTGTTCGCCCCGAACATCACCAACAACGAGCTGCGTGACGACGAGAAGCTCGTCATGGCGAACCTCGCGGCCCGCCTGATGAACGGCCTGTATCAGACCGAGCTGCGGCTGTCCGGGCTGTATTACGACGGACTGAACATCGTTCCCAGCCTCGGCATCTCGGTGCCCCCGGAGCTGGAAACGTTGCGGGCCGTTCTGGGTTGGTGCGCCGCCGGCATTGATGCCCGTTCGGAGCGTCTGCACGTGCAAGGTTTTCGCATGCCCGGTCAGTTGACTGTCGATGATTCTCTGCACGAGATTTGGCAGGAAAACAACATGGACGCCGAGAGCGTCCTGGTGCATGAGGCGGCGATGATTTACGGCCGCGCCTATGTGGTGGTGGGTCCGTCCGATGCGGATGGTTCGCCGCTGATTACCACGGAGTCACCGACGAACATGATCGGGTCGTGGGATGTGCGGAACCGCTGCCTGTCGGCGGCCTATCAAACGTACTTTGATGTCGATCCGGCATCAGACACCTACCGCCACCAGTTAGCAACGTTGTATACCCGCGATTCGACCGTTCAGCTTGTGCAAGGGTCAAAGGGCTGGTCGGTTCAGGAACGCAACGACCACCGCATGGGTTTCGTTCCGGTCGTGCAGTTTTCGTGCCGCAGCCGTATCCATGATCGGCTCGGTAAGTCGGAGATCACGTCGGCGTGGCGTAACACCCAGGACCGGGCATGCCGCACGTTGGTGCGCTCCGAGGTGTCGGGGGAATTCTTCGCGTCGCCGAAAGTGTGGTTGTTGGGGGCAACAGAGCAGGCGTTTCAGAATTCGGACGGCTCGTTGGCCACGGCGTGGGAAACCTACACCGGACGCATCTCGGCCCTCGAGGCTGACGAGGCCGGTAACTTGCCGCAGGTTCAGTTTCAGCAGGGCGCAAACCCGGACGGGTTTATTGCGTCGTTGAACCATGAGCGGCAGATGATGGCCGGCCACACTGGTTTGCCGCCGCAGTATCTCGGGATTTTCGGTGACGGTAATCCGGCGTCGGCGGATGCGATTCGTATGTCGGATTTCCGGTTGAAGACGACCGCTGACCGTTTAGCGGTGTCGTTTGGCAACGACTGGGAGAACGTGATGCGGATGGCGATGCAGGTCGACGGGTCGGTGTTGCCGGAAGAAGCCGAACGCATGGAAACCGACTGGTCATATACGGGTATCCCGACTCCGAATGCGGATGCGGTGACGGTGACGACGCAGATCGCGGCGGGGATGATTCCACCTGATTCTGATGATGCGTTGGCGCAGTGTGGGTGGACCCCGGTGCAGCGTGAGCGTATCGCGGAGGCCCGGAAACGTTCGCAGGGTATGGCGGTGTTGACGAATGCGTTAACAGGGTTGAAGCCTGCCGTGCAGCCGATGGACGGTGCTCAGCAGGGTGCGCTGGCTGGGTTGAATGCGAAGCGGTCGACGGATGCCGCCAGCGCAGGCTAGCCAGCAGCAGCAGCAGGTTGATCAGCACGCCCAGTTGAATGCGGTTATTGCGGCGTTGGCTGTGGCTGAGTTGGCGTCGGCGTGGCCGCGGGTGGATTGGTCGTCTGCGGATGCTATCGGCGCTGTGCAGGTCATCTATCGGGCTGTAACGACGAAGTATGGGGCTGCTGCGGCGTCGGTGGCGGCGCAGGCGTATGACGAGGCGCGGCCGGCGGGGTTGCCGAAGTTTCAGGCCGTGGTTGCCGACCCGGTGCCGAAGGTTGTGACCGATAAGGCGGTGGAGTCGGCGTTTCACAGTGGCAATCCTGCTGTGACGCCCGCCGACGTCGCCGCAACTGCGCCGGAACCGAATCCGTCGCCCACGACCAGTGATCTGCCCATTGAGGAACGGGTTCCTGCCCGGTTAAACGATTCGGTGTCGCGGCATGTGTTGCAGCCTGGACGCGACACGACGGTGTTGTCGGTGTTGAAAGATCCGGGCAAGCCCAGAGGGTGGGCTCGGGTCACTACCAACGACAAAGCGTGCGCGTTTTGTGTGCTGATGGCATCCCGAATACATCTGTACAAATCGGCAAAAACGGGTGGGTTCGATCTGCGCAACATTAAAGCCGCCCAGTATCACAAGCACTGCACGTGCATTGCTGTTCCGGTGTTCGGTGACGAGCTGCCTGCCGGTCAAAAAGATCACAACGACATGTATCAGAAGGCGGCGGCCGACGCGGGAACGTCAGCGAACGCCAAGAAAGTACTTGCTTCGATGCGGAAACTCTACGGACTGAAATAGGGGACAGATGGACAACGAAGAATTGTGCAACGCTCTGCGGACGGCGTTCTCTAGCGAATACGCATTCCTGATCAAAGCCCAGGACATCCACTGGAACATTCAAGGCAGAGTGTTCTATCAGGATCACTTGCTCTTTGAAAGAATTTACCAAGAGGTTGAGGAAGCTATCGACCCGTTCGCCGAGAACCTGCGCAAGTCGCGGTGCTTTGTCCCCGCAGGGTTGGCGAAGATGCAGAACTTGAGCATCCTTGACGACCTGTCCGGTGACGACCTCCCACCCGAACAGCTTTATCAAACGTTGTTGTCTGACAGCGACAAGATGGCCGACTTGTTCGCCTCACTTTTCGATCTGGCGGAACAGTTCAAAGAACACGGTTTGTCGAACTTTCTCGCAGACCGCCAAGACGCCCACCGGCAACATTCGTGGATGCTGCGGGCGTCACTTGTCCGATAGCACGCATCATCAACTGGGAGAACATCAATGAGTGAAACGCCTTGGGTTCCTGGGAAAACGGCGGCAACGCCAAATGACATGCCAGGAGCAGCAGCGCCGGTAGATCCGGCCGCCCCGGAGCCCACAGCAGCAGCAGCGACGGAACCGAAAGCCAAAACGCCGCCGTGGGGTTCCGACGACGAGTTCAAACCCGACAAAGCGTGGAAGCTGATCGAGAATTTGCGCAACGAACTCGGCGAATACAAGTCGAAAGCCGACCCGGTGTTGGCTGAACACGAAGCGTTGCGTCGGGCATCTCAAACCGAACTGGACCGCGCCAAGGAAGACATCGCCGCCTTTGAGGCCCGCGAAACCCGGTGGCGTTCAGAAGCCATCAAATCGAAAGCCGAATCGTTGGCCGCGGGACGCTTCGTTGATTCCGAAACGGCATTGGCGTTAATCGGTGACCTCACCCAGTTCGCCACCGACGACGGCATCGACACCCAGAAACTTGTGGGACGACTTGACCAGCTTGCCGCCGACAAGCCGTTCCTCGTAGCACCCCCTGCACAGCAGGGATTCACACCCAACCGTGGTCAGGGCACATCAGGTAATGGGCCGATCACAGCAGCGCAGGTCGCACAGCATGCCGAAGGCCAGAAGAACTGGAAAGCGGCATCTTCGGCCAAAGCACAGCAACTCATTCAGTTGCACAACACCCTCTAAACGAAAGGGGCCACAATGGCTACCGTTTCCGGGCTGGGCACAACGTTCAGCCTCCCCAATTACCACGGCGAACTGTTCGCCATCGCACCCTCCGACACCCCTCTGCTGTCCATCATCGGCGGCGGTCTCGGTGCCGGTAAGCGCTCCAACTCCGTTGAGTTTGAGTGGCAGACCGAAGGCTTGGAGGCCACGTCGGCCAACAACGCCAAGGTGGAAGGCGCGACCGCTCCGACCGCGTCCGGTGTTTCTCGCAGCAACGTGTCGAACGTCGTTGAGATCCATCAGGAAAAGGTCGAGGTGTCCTACACCAAGCTGGCCGCTACCGGCCTGTTCAACGGCATCAACGCCGACCAGGGTTCCAACCCGGTTCAGGATGAGCTGTCTCATCAGATTATGCTGAAGCTGAAGAAGATCGCCGTCGACGTCGAGAAGTCTTTCTTGTTGGGCACCTACAGCAAGCCGGCCAACACCAGTGCTCCCCGCACCACGCAGGGCATCATCGGCGCTGTCACCACCAACGTGTTTGGTAACGGCGGCACCCCGCGTGCGGTCACCAAAACCATCGTGGACGTCGCACTTGGCACCATGTACAACAACGGCGCTCCGTTGAACCAGGACACCACCATGTTCATGGTCAACCCGGCCCAGAAGATCCAACTGTCGAACCTGTATGCGGCCCTGCCGCTCAACCAGCCGACGCTGACCCGCAATATCGGTGGCGTCGCCATCGACACGCTGGTGACCGATTTCGGACAGTTCGGCGTCGTCAAGAACCGTTGGATTCCACCGGGCAAGATCTTGATCGTCGACGTGGACGTGCTGTCCCCGGTGTTCTTGGATGTTCCCGGTAAGGGTTCGTTCTTCGCGGAGCCCCTTGCCAAGACCGGTTCCAGCCAGCCGTACCAGATTTACGGTGAGGTCGGCTTGGAGTACGGCCCGGAGTTGTTCCACGGTGTCATTTCCGACCTGAACGTCGGCCTGGGTTCCTGACCCTGATGACGCTTTCCGCCTTTTACGCCACATCGGATGATTTGGCTGATTATTGGCGGCCGTTGACGGATGCCGAGCAGGACCGTGCGACGGTTCTGCTCGGTGCCGCAGCGGATCTGATCAACGAACAAGACGGCGCGGCGAACTTTAAGCCCACGGCACTCAAGTGGGTGTCGTTGGACATGGTGAAACGTGCCATGCTGTCCCGCGGTGACGGTGTCACTCAAGTGTCGCAGGGCATGGCTGACATGTCGTCGTCCACGACGTACGCCAACCCGGCCGGCAACCTGTACATCACAGCCAAGGAGCTGCGCAGGTTGTTCGGCAAGGGCGGGCCGCGGGCGTTTTCGTTGCAGCCGTCGACGCACACTCGTGTGTCGGGTTATCCGTGGTCGTGGCAGCCGTCATCGCAGGATGAGAACATCACGCCGCCATATCTGCCCTACTATCCGTACCCCTATCCGTGATCAATCCGGCATTCACGACCGCTGTGACGGTCAAACGTCCCACCGAGGATGCGTTCGGCAATAAGTCGTTCACGGTTACCACGGTTGATGCTGTGGTGGCGTTGTCGGCGGGCGGTAAGCAATCGTGGCGTGCTCACGGTGAACGGTACATTCAGGGCGGTTCGTTGTTCGTTCCTCGCGGCTCCGATGTGATGTCGGGCGACCAGATTGTGTACGGCGGAAACGTGTACTCGGTGGTCGGTGCTGTTCGCGGCGACCAGGATCATCCCTTTACTGGCGATGATTTCGGGTGGGTTGTGTTCGGTTTGGAGGGCGGCGGCTGATGGACGTTCGTGTCTATCCGCGCCCGAATCCTGCGATCACGGCCGCAATGATGTCGCCGCGTATGCAGCAGATCGTGACCGAGATTGCGGTCAAAGCTCAAACGTTGTATGTGGCTCAGGTGGCGAAACGCACTGGTGCGTTGTCGGAGTCGGCGCACGCGTTGCCCGAAATTGGTGGCGTTCACCATGATCGGTGGATTGGTGTGCTGACGGTTGGCGGTGCCACCGCCGCCTATGCGGCATCCCACGAATTCGGTGTCGGTAACCATGCAGGCTCACGGCACAACCTTGATGCTGTCGCCGACAACACCCAACCCGGCGCGCACGATCTCAACCGTGTCCTAGAAGAACTGGGTGGACTGTGACGTTGACATTGCCGTCGTGGTATCAGGGCGGCTACCCGGATGTGGAGAAGTTGTGCCGCACCCTGTTCGCGCCTCTTGTGCCGAACGTGGAAGTGGTGTCGTGGCTTCCGAAACCGAGTGTGTACAACCAGCAACTCACCACCAAAGAGGGCTACCTTCGGTGCTACCGCACCGGGGGCCGCATCAACCGCGAACAGCGGCGCGACGAACCGAAAGTGCAGTTCGCCGCCCTCACCCGTAACCGCGACAACTCGTGGGCTCTCATCGAGTTCGTTCGACAAGTTTTGGAAGACGGATACGGCCTCGCAGGGGCCGCCGTTATCCCCGGAACCACCACCAACCTGTACACGACCGGCGAAGTCGTCGGCCCGCAGCTCATCCCCGAACTCATCTCGGACGACAGGCTCGTACCGATCACCTTTGAACTTCACATCGCGAAGCCCAAAGGCTTACCCAATTACAGACAGACCTTGGGTCTGTGAACCGAAAGGAACCGTGAGAAATGGCTGTAGCGCCGTTCACAACTCGGTCTGATCTGCTCCTGGGGGCGCGGCAACTCGCTGTGCTGGTTGCCCCGTACAGCGTCGGACCCATCACCACACTGGAAAACCCGGTCACGGGTGCCCTGTCCATCCCCAACGCATTCGTGCCTTTGGGTCTGCTGAAGAAGTCGGTGGGTGCGACCCTGTCGAACACCCCGACCATCAACGACATCGAATCGCACGGCAAGGGCACGCCGCAGCGGCAGATCCCGACCAAGCGTGTCATTCAGGTCGGGTTCAACCCGCAGGAAACCAACCGCTACAACCTTGAGCGTTACTGGGGTGCGGACTTCTCGTCCGTCACCTACAGCTCTCAGGGTGGTGTCGCGATGGCCGTGCCCGATCTGCCGATCAACGCCCGCTACCGGGTGATCATGCTCGGGCAGGATGACTACCAGGGTTCGCCGATCTACCTGTACTGGATCGGTAACCGCGTCAACATCGCGAAGACCGAAGACCTCGCGTTGACCGATGGTGACATCGCCGACTACCCGTACACCCTGAACTTTGAGTCCGAGGATTCTTTGGGTTCGGCGTTGACGGTCGGCATTTGCGGTCCTGGCTGGAAGTTGCTCGGCCAGAACGTCGTTACCGGCTTCGGGTCGTAGTAACAACTGTTAATGGTGTCCGCGCCGTCCTCGCCGTAACATGGCGGGGCGGCGTGGCACCCCACACTAAAGGGGAATGACAAGATGGCTTCACGGACTACCGCAGCGAAGACGTTGGGTGTGCCGGCAGGCAGGCTCCTGCAACTGTCCATCGAAACTCGGACACCGCAGCCGTATGTGGTGACTGACAGCATCAGCATTACGCCTCCGACGAAGAAGCGTGCAGAGTTGATGCGCGATGCCCAGTTGGCGTCGATGATCGGTCGCGGTTTGCTTAACCAGGAGTTGACTGGCGAGGCCCGCGACGACGTGATTGAAGAGTTGTCGAAACGTGTCAAGGCCGCCGAGGATGACTACAACAAAGCGTTCTTCGGCGATGCCCACGATGCGGTGATCGCGTTCTTTGATGATCAGCCGCAGTCGCTGTGGGATGCGTTCGTCGATGACATTCGCTCCGATTTCCTTCCCGTAGCCCCGGTGGACGGGGTGTGCCCGACGTGTGGGCATGTGGAGGATGACGAGGCGGCGGGAAAAGCACCCGAATCCTTGACCTGATCGAACATTTTTGGGATCAGATTGAGGGAGACTTCGCCCAGCATTTAGGGGTCGATGCCCGTGATTGGGTGCGGGGTGTTCGTCCGTGGGGCCAGTTCTTGAATTATTGCAACACGATTGCGCAGTTGCAGGGTTCCCAGTTGTGGGCCGCCCAGTTAAGTGACGACCGGTATCTGCCGGTGCTTGAGGAGCGCTTGGATGGCGACTCTGATGAGCCTGTTCGTCCGTCGTTGTTGGGGGAGACGTCGTTGGTGTCGTCGTTGCGGCTGTTGACGAATCAGGTGTTGATGTTGCGTGCGGAGCAGGGCAAGTGGCCGTCTGTGAAGCCGTTGAAGGGGCCGGTGTATCCGTTCGAGAAGATCGCGGAACGTCGGGACAAAGTTGAGGCCGAGACGCTGTTGAGCGTCGTTGATCAAGCGCACGCGAATTGGGAGGTGGACAACGATGCCGGACTATAACGCCGGTGATGCGAAGCTCCGCATCATCCCTGACGCGTCGAACTTCAAGAAAGATCTTGAAGCCGATATGCGGCGGATCAACGCCGAATATGCGGTGCAGATCAAAGCCGATCTGGATAAAGCCAAACGTGAGATGGAAGTTTGGCGCAAAGAGCAGCAGGCCAACTCCGTCCATGTGCCCGTCGAGGTGGACACGAAGCGGGTGGAGAAAGCCGGTAAAGATGCCGGTAACACCTTCTCTAACGCGTTCTCTAAAGCGTTCAGCGGCGGATTAACGTCTCCGGCCGCGCTGTTCGGTGGGGCGTCGTTGTTGCCGGCGTTGAGTTTGGGTTTGGGGGAAGTCACCGCGGCGATGCAGCAGCTCGCCCAGGCGGGCCTGTTGCTGCCGGGTGTGTTCGCGTCGTTGGGTGCGTCGGTGGGCACTGCGAAGCTCGGTTTGTCGGGTGTCGATGAGGCGTTTAAGGCGGTCGCGAAGTCGTCGTCGGGGTCGGCGAAAGACTTGCAGGCCGCTAACGATGCTTTGAAGAAACTGGCCCCGAACGCCCAGGACTTTGTGACGTCGGTGTCGGCGTTGAAACCGAAGTTCGATGAGCTGAAGTCGATTGCGCAGAACAACTTGTTCGCGAATCTGTCGACTGATGTGAAAAACCTTGTCGCGAAGGATTTCCCGGCGTTCCAGAAGGGCATCGACTCCATATCAAAGGGGTTGAACCAGAACCTTCGTCAGGCGTTGCAGTCGTTGTCCACTGACGGGTCTAAGAACATCCTTGACCGCATATTGGGCAATACCGGTGAGGCTCAGTCAAGGATCACGAAAGCTATTGATCCTTTGATTCGGGCGTTTGGAACGTTGGCTGCGGCGGGCACGGATGCGTTGCCGGGGCTGGCGGACGGTATGGGGAAACTGGCGGAACGGTTCGACCGGTTCATCAGTGCCGCCGATAAGGATGGCCGTTTGGGGGAGTGGATTCAGCAGGGCATCACCGGTTTCGGAAAGCTGGGCGAGTCGCTGCTGAACATCGGCAAGGTGTTTACCGCGATCACGAAGGCTGTGGGTGGCGGCGATGGCTTGTTGGGGATGTTGGAGTCGGCGACGGGCAAGCTGGCGACGTTCCTCAATTCGGCTCGCGGCCAAAATGATCTGAAAGAATTTTTCGCGAAGGGCGGCGAACAGCTTCGCCAGTTGCGAGATATCGCGGTGGAGGCAGGTCCGATCCTGTCGCAACTGTTCACCGGGGCAATCAATTCGTCGAAGATCTGGCTGCCGGTCATCAAAGATGTGTTAGATATCATCAACGCGATTCCGGGCGGCGCTGATGCTGTTGTCGGTGCGTTTGTTGCGTGGAAGAGCATCACCGCTGCCGCCGATTTGGTGAAGAGCCTTGAAAGTGTCGCCAATTTCCTCAAGTTTGTGATTCCGGGTGCTGCTGGCGTGGCTGAGGGATCGTTGGCTGGCCTAGCGGCTGTACTTGGTCCAATTGCGGCCGCTATCGGCGCTATCTCGGCTGGTAAGTATTTGGCTGACGCCACCGACGCGACGCCAGAACTGCACGACAAACTTGTCCACGATCAGGGATCGCGTGGACGATTCTCGCCGCCCAGTCGCAGCCCCAAAAACAATGCACTTATTCCAGGCGGCGGTGCTGCTGGTGCTCAAAGGGAACGTCGTGGCTACGCCACAGGCGGCCCCGTCGTCGGCACCGGTCCCGCACTGGTACATGACAACGAATACGTCATCTCCTCGCGGGGACGATCATCGGTGTCCGATGCCACGTTGGCCGCATTAAACGCGGGCCATTTCGCGGGCGGCGGATTCATCGACCCGACAGGAAACCCCGTCACCGCAGGAACAGCACCCGGACCCGGAGCTGGCGGCGGCTTCATGTCATCGCTCATGTCAGGGATCAGCAACCCTATCGGAAACCTGATGGGCATGGGCCAGCAACAATCAGGCGGCCAACAGGCTGGTGGGTTTTCCAACCGGTTGGCGGCCGTCCCCGGCCTGATCGGGTTGGCTGGTGTGTTCGGCGGCAGCAATCCCGAAGGCGACTTGACGTCGTGGGTGAACCAGACCGGTAACTGGCTGGGTAACTTCGGGGCCAAGACGGCGTCAGGTTTCGGCGGTTCCCTCTATCAGGGCGGACTGAACGCCGTCGGGCTCGGCAATTCGATCCTGTCGCCCACAAATCCGTACAATCAAGGAATTCAGCAGGCGTTGGGGTTTGGGGCGAACATCGGCAACAACGGAAACGTCACCAGCAGCAGTAGCAGCAGCGGGTCGGATTCGGGCAGTGTCACGATTTCGGGCAACTCGACAGACGCCAACGGTATGCAGCATTTAGGGCAAGACCGCGGCGGCATCTCGTGGAAGCTGTTCGACGCCATCGCCAAAGACCAATTCAGTTTGACCATGACGTCGGGGTATCGCAGCCCGAACGGCCCGAAAGTCGCCGGCGTTGCAGCCAACAAGTCCTACCACGCGTCGGGGCGGGCTCACGACTTCAGCGGCTCCGAAACGCAGATGATCGCGTTCGCCAACTTCATGGCCGCCAACTACGGGCCGCAATTGAAAGAACTGATCTTCGACGCGCCAGGGTTCTCGTCAACCATCAACAACGGCAACGTCGTTGGGCCGTTCGGGGCGTTCTACACAATGGCCCAGGCCGGTGATCACCGCAACCATGTGCATATCGCGTTCGCGGGTGGCGGGAAAGTGACCGGGCCGGGTACTGGAACATCGGATTCGGTTCCTGCGTGGCTGTCGGCGGGTGAGCATGTGTTGACTGCCGCCGATGTGCAGGCGATGGGCGGCCAAGAAAATGTGATGGCGTTCCGGTCGGCGTTGCACCGTGCGTATGGCGGGCCGATACCGGAGGCGGCGGTCGTTCCGAAACCGAAACCGGTTCCGGCTCAAACAAAGAACATGCCGCCCCCACCGAAGCCGGTGACGCCGCAGCAACCCCCGCCTGGTGTGGTGTCGATGCGTCCCGCTCCTGCGCAACCGGCACCGGCCACGCCTCCGGTTCCGACGCAAACCCCGGAAATGGCGGCTCCGGCGCAGACAGCGCAAACCGATCAACCCAAAGATGACACCGCGAAACCTGTCGGTCAGGGCGGTGGCGGCGCAGCACCGACAAGCACCAGCCACAACCTGTCGGCCGTCAGCACCGGCATTGAGTCCGGGTTCTCCGCGGTCGGCAACATTGTCAGTGCCGCAATTCAGGCCGGTGAAGCCGGTGCGTCAATGGGCGCTGGTGCTGCCGGTGGCGGCATGGGTGGCGCATCCGCATCGTCTCTGGTGTCCGGGTTGTTCTCCCAGGCGGGCAAGATCGCCGACGCCGCCGTCAACGTCGGTTCTTCTTTCCTTGTCGGGAACGTCACCGGGGGCACACAAGACTCGGCGTACGGGCAGACATTCCGGCCCCAGCAAGTGCAGCCATCTGTAGCGCAGACCCGCGGCGGACCCATTTACAACGTCAACGCCGTGCAGATTCCCGAAGCGATGCGGGAGCTGCGGCTTAAAGAGGCTCAGGATCAGCAGTCGATGTTGGCACACCACTGATGACGTTTTATAACCAGCATCCGTTGCTTCGGCATACCGACGCCATCGACGTGATCGGCGTCAACGGCGACCGCTGCCGTATCGCCGGTCCCGGTATGGGCGATTGGGGACCAGAGCTAGCACCGCACTCCACGGGCTTGTTTGATGAGCCGTTCAAAACGAACTGGTCGAAAGCGATGCTTGGGCAACGATATGAGTCGTGGTCTCCGCAGCGCCGCGACCTTGTGTGGACCATCCACATTATGAACCCGCAGACCGGCGACAGCCTTGAGCGCGACCCGGACTTGTGGCATTCGATCTATTCGCGGTGGATGGCGATGTGGTCGAAGGAACACGAGTCCACGATTGTGTACACCTCAGTCGATGGCGAACGCTATCTGAAAGTTCGTTTGTTGCAGGACGTGAAGTCGTTTAGTGCTCAGAGCTTTGAGGGCGGCGACCCGCATCTGATGCCGTATGGGTCGGTGCTGATGACGGTGGCCGCCGAAAACCCTTACTACATCGGCGGCACCGAAATTTTCAATTGGGAGACGTCCGACAACGGTGGAGCTAGTGCCTCGTTTTCGTTGCCGTTCTACAATCCATCGACGGTGCCGATCTGGCCGAAATGGTATTTAACGGATCGTGCGCAATGGTCGCTTCCCGATTATTCGTGGGGTTGGGAGGAGTTTGGTCGGGGAGTGGAGGACACCGGTAAGACGGTGCAGTTGCCGCTGCTGCTGACGGGTGAAAACATTCACGTCGATTCCCAGCCGGATGTGCAAACCATCATCGCCGAAAACGACAACCCGGTGATGAATCGCATGGCTGGCCGCGACCTCGAGTATCCGATCTTGCCGGGGGCCGGGTCGTCAACCGATGGATGCACCGTGTTTGTGCAAAACATCACCAACCCGGCGGGTGCCCGCGCTGAACTGTATTTGCCTCGCTGGTATTCGCAGCCGTTCTCCACGCCGCTGGTGGTGTGATGTCGACGTTGTCGGCGACGTTGGAGAACACCCGTCAGGTCACGACCGAGATCCGCCGGCAGCGTGCCGCCGTGAAAAAGGCGTTGCCCCAGGTGTCGATCTACAAGAACAACCCTAACGGCTCTCCCGGCTTGGTGTATTGCGGCCGCATCAACGTCCGCGATATGAGCAAGTATTCGTTTCCGCAACGCAAGAACGTGTCTTCAACGGGCCAGTTTGAATGCCGTGCATCGCACTACCTAGCCAAGTTCATTGCTGACACGGCAAACAACCCGGACGAGAAAAAGAACATCGTGATCCGCGTCGACATGTACGGCGGGCGCTGGCGGTGGACGGGGCTGCTGCATCACTGGGAAATTGAGACCCGAGACGGCGTCGACTACTTCACTGCATCGTTTAACGACGACATGCAATACCTCCAGTTCATTTTGGCTCCTCCGAACAGTGCCCTGCCGATCCCAGTATTCCAATTCCCACGCGTAGGAACGCTATTCGGGCCCAGCGTCTGGGCTGTTTCCACCCTGCTGCTACTCCAAGCGATCCGGCTCAATGGGCACATCTACACGCTGCCCGACGACCCGTTCGATCTTGGTTCGTGGACAGACACCTTTGAGCCCCAAGACTGGCAGTGGCATGTGAAAGCCAAACCGTTTGTGTCGGACGGATCGTTGTGGACGCTGCTGGCGTCACGCATGAACACCGTCGACAACGTCATCGCCGACGCCCTTGAGGACGGCCAGCTCGCGATCGTCTACCGCCGTTACTTCACCGGCGAAGGCGAAACCGTCACCGGCCTGCTCAATAACGACATCGCCAACGGTGCGCTGGTCTTTGAGGTGACCGACCGGTCGGGGTTCACATTTCCCGGCGGAACATTCTTCAACGGCAACGCCGCCTCCGGTTTGACCCGGTCGGTGTTGACGTGGGCTGACGGATTCATCGAAGACGTCCTCACCGCCGTCACCGATTCCGAAACTCTTTACCCCGACGAGTATTGGCAGTCGTCGTGGATGTCAACGCTCGCGGCAGCCCCCGGTCTGTGTCTGCGAGATTCTAACTACCACGATCTGCAATCCAAAGTGACGCACTCACCGGCCACCGCCGTGTCGGTCATTGTCGGCGGCGACAACCCCACCGCAGACGCCATCGCCAAACTGATCATCGAATCGGTCGGAAACCTGTTGGGTTACTTCCTGCTGGCTGGGTTCGACTCGGCCGGAACCATCGCCGCCGACGTCATCATGCCTTTCTTGGTTGGAACTATCGCCGCGTGGGACGAATGGAAAAACACCGGACGCGCCACCAACGTCGGCTGGGTCCATTTGAACGAAATCTTCCAGCAAGGCGGCGAAGCCAACGCGTGGAGCCTGTCTGCCCTAGCGGCCCTGCGGGGTGGCTTCAAAGCGTCCCAGGCGCAAACGTCGCACACGATGGTGATCGGCGCGAACAGTTGGGCCATACCCGGCCTGCATTTCAACATCGGGGACCGCATGGCGTCGACATCGGGCGCGCTCCAGCGCCGCATGGGCATCGACGTCATGTTCGTCAATCAAGTCGAGGAAATGTCGTTACAGGGCAGCGCCGACGGAGTGTTCCAGTTCGTCACCAAAGTCGGGCAGAACAAGGCAGCAATGTCGCAGGGAGAACGCACCGCACGCCTGTTCAAAAAGATTCTCGACACCTTGTCCAACATCGGTGTCCACCTCATCTCATAAAGGGGAAACAAGATGCAGATTCAGCCACGCCAAGCCGCCGTCATCCTCTCCAAAGGATCGATGTGGCAGCAGACCATCACCGCCGACGCCGGAGATTCCTACCCCGACAGCTCAACCACCTACATCGTGTTCTATGACACGGCGGGCGGTTTGATCGCCCAAGTTACCGGCACTGTCACATCGTCAACGGTGTCCTTCTTAGTCAATCCTTCAGTACTTGATGCGGTACCGGCGGGCGCGAATTTCGAGATTTTCGTGACTACACCTGACGGCCCGTTCAAGATCCGGTACGGCAAAGTCATTCGCCGCCAAGTCACGTTCCCCGATGCGCCTGGTGCTGTGGCCGCAGACTCTGCATTGAAATTTATCGACAACTTTCAGCGTTCCGCATTGGGGTCGAAGTGGACGACGATTACCGGGACCACTGTCATCTTCGACAACGGGTCGGCGGCAAATGGTGTCGCACCTTCCGGCGTTGCGTTCGCAACATCGTCAATTCGCTACTTTGCCCCGTTGAACACCGATTCGGTAACCGTGTCGGTAAACCTGCTCAATCCTGGCGCAGGCAAAACCACCATTGTCCTGTGCGCCAATCAAGGACTAACGACCGGCCTAGGTGCCCAATTTGAGTCGGGTATCAGTAACAACAAACTTCGAATTGTCAAATTAAACGGCACCACTACGCCGACAGAATTAGCCAGTTGGAACCACACAGTGTCCAACGGAGCGAACTACACCATCACCTACAACGCCCTGTCGCACAAGGTGTCGGTGTATCTGGACACCAGTACGACACCGCTCCTCACAACAAACGATGTAAGTTTTGGTGTTCCCCACGGACCCGGATACCGATACCTCGGATTTATGTGGTCTACGTCGTTGTTGTCGTCAGGCATTCAGGTGTCGTCTTGGGCGGCGCAAGACTCGTTGTCGGCGGGCTCGTAGTCATGTCGGATGCCGACCAGTTGCAGCAAATACGTTTGTTGGCGGCGGCTATCGCATCGTTTCCGCACGAGAAAGCTCCTGGCGGACGGGTTCCGATTCCGCCGCCGGCGCGAGTTCCGTGGGCTGAGGACTTGTTCGCGTTGGGCGTTCGGGTTCACCCAGAGTTGGCGGTGAAGGAACTGGTGTCGGATGGGCCGTCGCATTTGGGTAATTACGGCACGGACAGGTTGGCGTCGATTTCGTCGCGTAGTCCGTCGGATGTGTTGCGGGAAATGAACCCTGAGTTGGCGGATCGTATTGATGCGGTGGAGACAGAACGCGAGAAGGTGGAGTTGATCGCGGAGCTGCGTCGCCAGATTCCGAATCAATTGCGGCAGTTAGATGACCGCATTTCGGCTGCCGGTTCGGAGGATTTGCAGTGACGATGCCCAATGGGTCGTCGGGTGTTAATCCTGATTTGACGTATGGGATTACGGCGGACGGTTCGATTCCTGGTTTGGTGGACAGGGATCAGGCGACGGTCACTGCGGCGTTGAAAGCGAATGTGCAGTCGTCACCGGGGTGGAATGGGGCGTCCTCGTCGGTGTGGTCCGGTATGACGGCGGGCTTGCCGTTGCCGATGGCAATTCTGAAAGCCATTGCGGATGCGTTGGGTTTGTCTGGGGTCTGGACGACGCTGACGCATGTTCAGTCGGCTATCGGTTCGTGGTGGAACACGACCAGCACATTTATTGGTGGCACGGTCGATGCGCTTGTTACTGGCTTCCTCGGTTTTGTGGGCTCCGGGTTTTCCACGGCAGATGCGCAGAAGGCGGCAGCGGATACGGCGGCTTCAGTTGCTTCAATGGCCGCGGCGGTGGCCGCGTTGCAGGCGAAAGCGTCGAACGGCTCTTATTCGGGTAATGCGTCGATTGTCGATTTTTCCATTTACTCCGACAGTAGTAGTTTAGGTTCCCCGCCGTGGTCGCAAACCTATTCGGGTTCCGGTTCCGGTGTCCTCGGAATCACGGGCGGGCGGGCGTCATGGCAGCCCGTCAACGGAGATAGTCGCACCTGCGTCGTCCGATACAACAATGACACCTCGGCCGCGGTCAGCACCAAAATTCAGTCGGCGTCACCGGCCTACTACCGAACACTGACCGACTACCAGGAAGTCGGCGCGGTATATGCCACCGCACCGCAATCATCGTTGATTGGCGGAATCAACGCCTACAACTACCTGTATGCCCGCATGAACTCGGCGGGAACCAGCTACGTGTACGCCAAGTTGGGATACACGACGTGCGAGCTGGGCACAGTCGTTGCAGGAACCAAAACGGTGTTCGCTACCGCGTCCTCGTTCCGCTTCAAAGCCGGTTCGTCGTACTACCTCGTGGCCGGTACTACCGGTGGTAGCCGAATCTTTCAGATCACCGAAAACTCTGTACCGAAACTCACCTACACCGACGCATCGTCTGTGTCGCAGATGAGTTCTTCGTACCGGTACACCGGCTTCGGCGCTTACTCCTACACGAACTTGTTGGGCACAACCGGCCCAGGACGCGTTGCCGCATTCTCATTCCTTGACAACACACCGCAACCCACACTGGGCTCAGGGTTCCGTCGATATCGGGCATCAACATCCACAGTGTCACAAGGTTCGGGAGTGAACCTCATTTCCAACGGTTTCTTTGACACCTTAGACTTAATGACCGCGGACTATGCCTACGACAACAGTGCCAACAACAACAAACTGACCGTCTCCATTTCCGGCTGGTATGCAGTGACAATCCGCATGGCAGTGTCGCCGTATATCGCCTACGGCAACGCCGTTTCGGCCCTGTTGTATAAGAATGGCACTTCGGTTCAAGCATCCCCGGAATCATTCGGAACATCAACGGGCAGCGGCAGCAACTTTGGCGGCACATTCCTCATCTACTGCACCTCAGGCGACTACCTGCAACCCGGTGTCCTCGCCAATAACAGCTTAAATCTGATCGGCGGATCGTCAGGTAACCAAACGTACTGGGAAGTTGTTTTTCTCAACAACCAAGTACCAACCAACAACTAGGGGACGTATATGACTACATCTGACCAGCCAACTACAAACCCCGGAATTCAGATCACCGAAGCCGTCGTCACCGTGATCAGCCAACACCTTCCAGACATCACCGACGAACAAGTGAACGCCGTCCTCTCAACGTGGAACAGCATCCTCAACGGAGATCCGCTAGGAACCGTCCGCTTAGACCCCAACACAGGGCACATCGCCTACCGGGTGTCTTTGGACGGAGTTCACATGTGGAAAGTGACCGCACCGGACGGCGGAACGTGGCAGGACATGCAGCCGTCACTCCCGTGGCCTGTCATTAGCAACGCGAACGAGCAATCAGGAGATGGCTCCTAATGTCTGACTATATTTGCGCCCCGCCCGCGGAGCGGGTGATTCCTGTGACGCGGGGGTGTGATCGTTCGTTTACGATTCAGCGGCTTAACACTGGCGGTACTGCGGTGAGTTTCGATGCTGGTTCGTCGGTTTATATGTGGATTGACGTGGATCGTGTGTCGCCGACGCAAGTTAATGCTGTGGTATCGGGCTCTACTGCGGCGTTTACGTTGGATTACACGGTGTGTGATTTGGTTCGTACTGGTACTCGTTGGCGCATTGTGTTGAAGATCGGTTCGTCTGAGCTTCCGTTGTTGGTGGGGCGGTTTGAAAGGCATGATGGCT